TTTATTAAAAGTAAACATTTAAACTTTCATTTGAGAGAAATTTCTTTCTTTTGTAAATTCTATTTTTGATTCAAACTTATTATCTAATATGTCACCCTTATGTGATATGATAAATGTATTTGTATCTTCACCTAAAGTGTTCAATATTTTTAATAAGTTTTCAACACCGTCATGATCGAGTGATGAATCAAAGGTTTCATCTAATATTAATAAATTAGTTGCAACTGAGTTTTTCATTTTTGCTATTTGACGCCATGTAAATAATAAAGATAAATCTATTCTTTGTTTTTCACCTTCACTAAATGATTCATATGTAAAATCATCACGATATCTTGACCTAATAGTTTCTTGAAAGCTTTCATCTAAATCAAATGAAACAAAGAAATCTAGTACTTGTAAATGTTGATTAACTAATTTGTTGATTGCTGGTAAATATTGTTTTATTATTTTAGTTTTGATACCAGTATCTCTTAACATTTCTGCTATAACATTATTTTAACTGTATTGTACATTGACTTTTAGTTTTTCTTCAAACAAAGATTCTTTATCTACGTTCATTTGTTGCAAATCGTTTCTGGCACCTGTTAAGTCTGCAGCAACTTCACTTTCTAAATATCTTTTTAATTCTTCGTTACTTTGATTAAGCGATACTATTTCTCTGTTATTAGCATTCATAGTATCTGTTTTTTCTCTTATCTTCTTTATTATTTTTTCTATAGACTCAATTTTATTATCAATAACGCTACCGTTACTTTCAACCATTGTTAATGTTGATTGAACTTGATAAGCTTCATTCTTTGTATCAAGTATGAGTTTATCTTTATTTTCTATAGTTTGATCACATGTAGGGCATACATCATTTTTTTCTAGAAACATACCACGTTTAGCAATACCTTTCATTTCTTGTTTTACTTGTGCTATGTGTGCAATAACATTATTTTTTTCTTTTTGCAAACTTTTTAGTTCATCGCTTGCAGTATTATTTTCAAGTTCTTTACTTATATTATTATTTTCATCTTGCAGCTTCTTTATCTTTTCTTTACCTTTTTTAATTTGCTTTTCATACTTACTTTTATTTTCTTCTGTAACAGCCGCAATATCTCTTATATATTTTGTTTGCTGTTCTATCTTACTTTTAATTATATTAGTATCATTGTTTATACCACTAAGTTTTTCTTTTAAAACAGAATTTCTTTCACGTAATAGTATATTCATTTTTGAAAATATATTGATGTCCAGAAGATCCTCGATAACATTCCTACGATGTCCAGCATTAAGTTGCATGAAAGGTATGAAAGATGAACTTCCTAGCACAACTACCTGATGGAAACTCTTATGATTGAGTTTCAAAATATTTTGTTCTAGAATCTTCTGGTATTCCATGGCGTGTGACGATTGATTAATCATCGTACCGTCTTTCCATATTTCAAATATATTAGGTCTTATTCCTCTAAGTATTCTAAAGTTTGCTTTACCAATTGTAAATTTAACTTCAACGACAGCTTGTTTTTGGTTTATTGAATTGATAAGTTGGTTCTTACTAATCTTACGATGAGGTTTACCAAACAACGCAAATGATATAGCATCAAGCATTGTTGATTTGCCAGCACCATTATGACCAACTACTAAAGTAGATTTATCTTTATCAAGATGTATCTCTGTAAAAGAGTTACCAGACGACAAAAAGTTTTTATACTTAATCGATTTAAAAATTATCATGCTATTTCAAGTGCCTGTGCTTCTGTCATTAATTCACGCATTTGTATTTTAATTTTATCTTTGTCCAAATCAGTGTCAACTGCTTCAATATATGAATCAACTATCTCAGTTGTATCTTCAAAATTCATATCTTCATCATCAACATTTGCACCCATAAACTCATTAAAGTTTTCTGCTATCTTTAATTCGTATATGTCTTGATTCTGAATGCGATCAATAAACCTATCAAACGTAAAAGGATCAGTCTTTTCTGCTACTACAACTTTTACAAACTTTTTTGATAAATTTTTATTATAATTATTATAATCTATTTCTTTGTCATTGTAAACAATTTTTTCAAATAATGTGTAATTATTTCTTATCTTTTCTATTTCTCTAGTTTCAGTATCAAGTATATGAAAATATTTAGGGTCATGTGCATCTGACCAAAAAAATTCCATAGGATTACCTAGATACCAAATATTACCTTGTTGTGATGCTGTATGAAAATGACCTGATATTACTTGTTCAAACTTCGAAAATAACTTTGCATCCATACCATGTGTGCTTTTTATTCCAAGTGCAAATTCAAAACCATTTAATTCTAGATGAGCGCCTAACCAATCTGCTTTACAGTCTTTTATAAAATTCATTGACTGCTCATAATTATCTGGACATATCCACGGTAGTAAACCCATACTTAAAGAACCATATTTCATTACTGTAGGTTCCATGATGATATGAACTTCATTCATATAATGTCCTAAACATTCTTTTAATGAATTAAGTTCGTTAGTATTTTTATAGTAAGTATCATGATTACCTGGTATAATATCCATCATCATGTTTCTTTTTCTTACTTGGTCTAAAAATACTCTTCTATTCTGATTTAGTGCTTTAAAATTTACAAACTTACGATGATCGTAATAATCACCAAGATGTAGTATTTGTTTTACGTTTCTTTTATCGCATTCTGGAAAAAATATATTTGTATAAAAATCTTCTGCATTATCTAAAAATATTTCAGAAGAGTTTCTGATACCACAATGTGTATCATTAAGTATTGCTATCTTCATTGTAAAAACTCTGATAAGTCTGAGTCTGCTATCTTCACTTTCCTTTTCTTTCTTTCTTTTTTTACTATCTCTTTCATTTCGTTATCTGTATTTCTTACTCTTTGTATTCTATCTCTTAATGTGTCTACAAAGAAAGAAGCCTGATTTGCACCAACACCTTCTGAACCGACATCAACAAAACTTTCGACACCAGATTTTGTAAGGTATTTAAGTTTTATCTCTTGTTGTTTTTTCTCTTTAGTTATTCTACGTAAAAAAGCATACCATGTTATTTGTGTAAAGTATGCGAATGCATTCGGTTTACCTGTTCGAGTTGCAGCTTCTAAGTTATAGTTACCTATTGCCTTTAAACAATTTTCAACTGCATCCATTACCATCTCTTCACGATAAGTATATCGAATAAAGTTTGCTTTGTGTGACAATCCTTCTGCTATTCTTAAAAAACATTGAGCAATATAGTCCGGAACTTTTGGAATATCTGTTTCTTCTTTTCTTGCATTTTCTACTTTCTCGACATAACTGACGACAGCAGTAGAGAAATCAGCATTATTCACATAATGAATACTTTTTTTACGTGCCATTTTTCCACCTTTTAATAATATTATACACTATTCTGTGTAAAAGTACATAGTTAATTTTTTCTCTTAGTGACGAAAAAAATTGTTTACAAAACATAAAAAATGTGATAAAATAGTATTATATACTGGAGAGGGAAGGATATACCCTTTAGTGTACAGTTTTAGGTCGAGGCTTGAACTTTATCACATTACCATTGTCTGAATCGTTACCGTATGTTTCTTCTTCTGGCAATTGCTTGCCATACTTCTCTGCCAAAAAGTCTTCCATTTCTTCGTCGGTTAATTCTGCCACAGCTTTTTGTATCTCATCTAAGTTTTCATACGCTTTTCTTCTGTTACCATGTTTCTTAATTTCTGCATTTATAGCTCTTATTGTTGCTTTATAATATTTTAACATATCTGGCGACGGGTTCGCAGTTACAATAATATGCGAAGCGTTTAAAGATTGTAAAGTGGCAGGATCATCTTGAAACGATAGCCATGGTCTGAATGCAAAAAATCTAAAACCGCGAAAGTAATCTTCAACAGTTATTATTTTTAAAGCTCGTTTAATTACTATCTCATCGCCTTCATCACTATCTGGATAATTAACTAACTCACAAACTATCTCATCGTTATTAGTAAGCTTTAAATGTTTTATATTTTCTTTCATAGTTTTACTTTAAATGTTTTATGGTTAAATTTTTCTCTACCATAGATTCTAAGTCTTTCATCACCGTGTAATATTCCATAATTTTTTCGTGACTTCCAACTTATATCATCTACGATATCATAAAGCGTTGTATCTTTGTTATCGTCTGTTTTTCTTAATCCTCTACCTATACTTTGTAACACACGTATTTGTGATTTAGAAGGAGAAGCAAATACAATATTATGTAAGTTCCTAATATTTATACCGGTACTAAATGTTCCAAGTGACGCTACTATTATTGAATCTTTTTGTTTCTCAACAATCGCTCTTATACCTTCTCTATCAGATGTTGCAGTTTCTCCTGATACGAAAAAAATCTTGCGGCTTTCATTTGCTTTTTCTTTTATAAGATTATATAATGGCTTACCGTGTTTATCTACATAGTTATACAAAACTAGTGTGTTACCTTTTAAATCTAGAGTTAAGTTACGAATAAATTTATTTCTTCTTTGATAGTTTACAATGTGTTGTATCTCATCTTGATAAGTCTGTTTGCCAAATCCTTTTCTTATATTATCGTCATATTCTAATACTATTCTTTGTATCATTAACTTTGCAAGAGTGTCATCATCTTGAAGTTGTCTTGTACTTGTAACTCGATATATTTTACCAAACAAACCTTGTAGTACTAATTCGTGTGTTAACGCGCCATCTAAAGTTCCTGTCGTTCCAAATCTATATTCAGCTTCTTTACATTTATTCATAATTAATGTTAGTGACTTAGATTTAAAACCATGGCACTCATCACCAAATACTGCGCCAAACTGTTCGAACCATTGGTGAGGTAAACGATAAATTGATTGCCAAGTACTAATTAAGACTCTTTTGTCAGTGTTCTTATCTTTTCCTGAATATATTCTATGACAATTATTTTCTACATCAAAACCATAGTCTTTAAAATCTGTATATAGTTGCTCGACTAACGAAGTTGTAGGAACAACTATTAAGACATTATCTTTATAATTTTCTAAATACCATCTCAC